TGTGCATACCGCCGCCTAAATAACCTGTTTTATGTGCTCTATCTGCACCGCCATAAGTCTGGTCAAATAATGTCAATATCTTTTTCGCCTGTTCTGGTGGAATACTTTTTTCGCTTTCCAATACCTGCTTTAAATGTACACCATTTTTAAATACATTTAACTGATATATCATATTATATTTATCGGTGTCATAAGCATAGGCTTTTCGTTGGACAGGGCTTGCTCCCCTGTATGGATTAGTAGGACTCGGATATTTAAAATATAATATATCTTTCGTCTCGTATCGCTTCTCGGATAGGCCGACCCTCTCAATGTAATGGTCGATAATTCCATCCTTGACTACTGGGGTCATCTTATCCGGCTGTCTAAAATAAAACTCACGTGGTCTGCCTATACCATCCTTGACAATATTGATATAACACTCACCAGTTAAGTCTAAATATATCTGCAATAATTCCTTACCTTCAAATTTGGTCGTGAAGGGATTCCAGGTTTGCAGTAGTTCATAGAAGGGATGTTTCTCGATAAGCTCATTATCTTTGTATAGCCGTAGTGGAATACTTGCACATCGTTCAGCTATTAAACTGACACAATCGCCAGTCCAGCCCTGATATGCTTTTAACTGTTCTGTAGAGTTCTTATTGCCACCAGTAGAAAATATATCAACGAATGAACCATCCCAGTATCTCTCATCAGTAACATCTCGGCCAGTAGATTTAGGGATGGTTATATCAAGGGTTCGGTCTGTGAAGGGTATTATAATTTTTATAGTTAATCACCCCTTTCATGTATAAAATAAAAAAACGCCATCTATAAAGTCGTTAAACTTCGCAAATGGCGTTCTGGACGCTCTCGGTTTATTTGATTTTAAAATAAATTTCGGGGCGGGGCTTTGCTCTATTCCCCGTCTCCTAAACTTTTCGGAATTAATAGAATTTTAGAAAATCCTACTTCTTCATCTTACTATCGTTGTCATTTCGTCAAATGAGTCCAATAGTAATTAGCGATTGCATAACCCGTCATTAGGTGTTCTGTTTTACTTTAAACTATACCCCATTAAAATATATCATAGATAATTAAGTATGTCAAATATATTTATTTTTCTTTTAATAAAAAACATCTTCGTAAACCAATAGTATAATCAGTAACTTCTTTAATTGTAAAACCATACTCATTTTCTAATTCTTTTATTTTAACTTTATTATCCAATAAATCATCTGTCATTAAATTATTAACTATATATCTTTTAGTTTTTTCGTCTATCATTTTGCTTTATCCCCCTAAATAATATTATACCATAAATATTATTCATTAACTATAAAGTAAGGTTCGCTTTCCAAATAGTAAACTGTATACACCGGATATCGGAAAGCGTCCATTAAATGATCCATTCCCTTTTCTGGCTGTTCATATATATTACCGTCCTTGTCTTTATGCCTCTGATAGCCTTCAATCTCTTTCTTAATATTTGTACTGCTCTTTGTAATATATATCGTAAACTGGTTAATAAAATCTATCCCAGCTATAACTGACCCCTTGCCTTTGTTAGCACCTTCAATATAACTAAAGCCGTAGCCTTTCAATTCCTCTATCTTTTCAGGAGCCTCGCTATCGGCTATTATCCGCTTATCTTTTATTCCCAAATCTTCCATATCGGTAGCCAGCATTGCCGTAGTCTGTCGGGTCTTATATATCTCCTCATGCAGGTATATTTTCTTTTCTTCCATATCTACTACCATTTTCACAAGTGCATTCGGTGCTATAAAACCAAAGTCCAGCCCATATATAGCCTCATCACTATCAGGGAAGTCTTTATCGTCTATCATTTGCCAGTTGGTATAGATGGCGTTCTCAAGCTGTCCGTAATGCCCCAGCGTGTAGACGGTTCGGGTATTGCCTTTATAGCTTTCGAGTAGCTTAACATATGCTTTATCATCTAAAATAAATACATTATTTTTATATGTAGTGCATAGTTTGGCTATATCAACTTCTTCATCTTTAGTAATATTCTCAAAGAATCGTTTATAAGTCCAGTTGTTTTTGCCAATTGGATTGTAAGTTAATATAAATTGAACGTAAGTATGATAAATTGCTCTAACTCTACGGTCTAATTCTTCAAAATCATGGGCGGCAAGTTCTGTTGCTTCTTCTACCCAAACAGAAGTTACCCGCTCAATAGATTTCATTTTTTCAGAATCATCTATTCCAGCAAATAAAATCATATTGTCATCACCTTTAAAGGCAATGGTCATTTCTGCTTTGGTTATATTAAATTCATCAAGTAAGCCCCATTTGGCAATATAGTCAATAAATAGTTGAAAGACTGACCGCCTTAGTGTTCTGGCTACTTTTCGTATAATCAAAAAACGATGGCCTTCTTCAGTCATTGTTCTATGCAGGATTTTCTGACAAGCGAAATGAGATTTACCTGCTCCACTACCACCATATAATATTAGGTATCGCTTTTTATTGTATAGGTAGGGAATATATATTGGGTTTAATATTGATTCAAAATGGCTAACATCGATAATAGTTTCTTGCATTATTCCTTATCATCTTTTTTATCTTTATCTTTCTTACCAATAACAATAACTTTCTTTTCAGTAACTTCATGCTCAAACTTATCTTTCCAGCGACCCTTACCTCTATTTTTTAGCCAGAATATTTGGGCTACCACATTCTTCTTTAAAGCATTTGTATACAAAGCGTCTTCGACTATTTGAGTTCGGCTATCTAATATAGCATTTACTTGATTATTAAATGCCTTTGATTTTTTTCGCCATAACCAAATAGTTGAATAATCTATTCCAGCGGCTTCACTTGCCTTTGTAATTGACGTTCCCGCTTTAAGTGATTTTAAAAATGCCTCTTTTTGTCGTTTTTTCCTCGATTTTATCGATTCATTCGTCATCACTAATCACCACTTTGACAAGCTCATCTGGCTTGTGTATTTTATTTAACTTATTTAGGATATCGTTATCTGCTTGGAACTGCAATACCAACCGTGCCTCTTTATCCAAACTGACTAAAGACTTTATTTTCAATTCTTTTATAAGTGCTTCAAATTTTACTTGCATAATTCACCTATACGAATAATAATTCTGAGATAGCCTTAATTCTTCTTCTGGCTATCTCGCAATATTCTTCACTAACATCAATTCCTATATATTTCCTTCCATTTTCCTTAGCCATTTTGCAAGTAGTTCCACTACCACACATCGGGTCTAAAACTATGTCGCCTTTATTGCTCCAACTAATTATATGGTCTTGTGCTAATTTTTCGGGAAATATTGCAGGGTGTTTAAACGCTATTTTATCTAAACTTGACTTTCCATAACCGCCATTATAAAGCCATATATTTTCTTTTATTCTTTCTGGTTTATATGATAAATATTTATTTTTTATAATTTTGCCATTTTTAAGTCTTGTAGTAGAATTTTTCATACCTATTTTTTTATTAATATATTTTGTTTTAACTTTAATTAAATTATAAGTTTTTGGTTTGCCTTTACTAAAAACAAACATATATTCAAATACTTGAAAGTATCTATTAACTGGTGGGTATGCAAAATTATTTTTATGATATATCATTGTATCGTGTAAATTAAAACCAATTTCTTTAAAATATAATGCCTGCTTAAAAGATGTTCCTGTTTCACTTCCGTTAATTGTAGCGTCCCCAACTACCCAAACTACCACTCCACCTTCTTTGGTTACCCGATATAATTCTTTTACAATACCTTTAAAGTTAAATGAATAGCCATTATAATTTCTTAAATTATCATAAGGTGGAGATGTTACAGTTAGGTCAATCGAATTATCATCTATCCCCTTCATCACTTCAAGACAATCTCCACATATAATTTTATTTACTTCCATCTTGCCCCCTCTTTATCTTAAACTCATAATTGCTAATTCCATTTTCCAATCTTTTACTTGCTCATCATAATTTCTATGATTTAAATTTTCTTTAAAATAATAAAAACCACAATTATTGCAAGCCCCGCTTCTCTTATTAATTTCTCCCATAAACAATTCAAAAGTAAACTTCCCACAAACTGGACAAACTTTGTTCATTCCTTCACCTCCACCTCATAGCTCTTATGCTATTATTTATTTTATATTAAAAACTTCTTCACTTACTTTCATAAAATTATCAATAAAATTATTCATATATTTCTTGCCCGATACAAAAGGCCAAGTTATAAAAAATGTTTTAGTTAAAATTAAAAATATGGGTATAAAAAAATCTCCCCCATATATTTCATCTTCGTTTTTTTTAAACATTTT